ACGGCATCGATGCTCATATTATGGCTCAGAAAAAATAGAAGGACATAGAATATGTACCCATCATGCTAAGGTCTATAGATCTGGAAAATTCAGGTTTGTGGATCAAAACGCAGAATGGTATGATCAGGTTACTAAATTCTTCTACGACACAGGTTGGGCATAATGATAGAACCAACCATATTCCTGGGTCCTCCAGGAACTGGCAAAACGACCACGTTGCTGGACACCGTGCTCCTAGAAATGGAGCGCGGTGTTCCTCCAGATCGCATTGGATTTATGACCTTCACCAAACGGGGAGTAGAAGAAGCAATTAGCCGCGCGGCAGATCGGTTTAATCTACCGCGCGCTCGGTTTAGGTTCTTTAACACGCTACATTCAGCAGCATTTAGACACTTGGGGTTAAATTCGGATCAAGTTTTTACCGGGTCAAAAATACGTGAGTTTGGAGAAGCCTATGGCCTTGACCTCCATGGCGGTCTTTCTTCTGATGATGGCACTTATTCTAATTTTTATGGCGACGACCTTATATTGTTTTTGGAAAACTTTGCACGGATTACTCGTATTCCTATGGAGGAAGTACTCCATAAGAATGACTATATAGTACCTGATTTCGAACGTGCTTATAAGATAATCAAACATTTTAGACAGTATAAGACTGAGCAAGGGTTATTTGATTTTACGGATATGATAGAACAGTTTATCTTAAGTGACGATCCACCATATTTAGAAGTATTAATTATAGACGAGTCTCAGGACTTGAGCGAACTACAGTGGGAAATGGTGTTTCTATTAACGCGACATGTTAAACGGATATATATTGCAGGTGATGACGATCAAACTATTTTCACATGGGCCGGAGCTTCTGAGAGATTTATTTCTATGGAAGGCAGGGTGCACATATTGAAACAGAGTTACCGGGTTCCTGTAAAAATTCATTCTCTCGCTAATCGTGTGATTAACAAGGTTCAGAATAGGCGTCCCAAGGTATGGAATCCGCGTGCTGCTGAGGGTACAGTGTCTTCATTAGAAAATATGTCGGAACTAGATTTCAATATGCTGCACGAAACCGGCAGCGTTATGATGTTGGGACGAACAGTCAAGCTAATCCGTACCCGGTTTGTACCATTATGCAGACATTATGGGCTCCCTTATCGATATTTTGAAAACAATGGTGTCAAGGTTACCCAAGCCAGAGCAATAGAAGCATGGAATGATTTATATGCAGGTAATAAGGTACCAGCTCCGGAAGTGCTCTCGGTGTACGGGCTCCTACCATCCGAAGGACACGGTAAGAAACCTGGGATCGCGCATGGCCACAAAGTCCGTCTAAAACGTATTGCAGAGCAAGAAGAACCACCGAGCTTTACGATGGCAGAATTAAGACGAGAATATGGCTTGCTTGCTGAAGGCAAATGGAATGAAGTGTTTACAGAAATAGATCCAAAGGATGTAGACTATATTCAAAAGGTTTTAAACAATGGGTTCAGCCTTTTGGATAAACCAAAGATCCACATATCGACTATCCACCGGGTAAAGGGAGGGCAAGCTGATACCGTCGTGTTGCTCTCCGATACAGCCAAGAAATCTGAAGAGTTCGCGGCTACCAATCAAGACGAAGAGACCCGAGTGTTCTACACCGGTATCACTCGTACTAAGAACGACCTAATACTAATCCGACCGGCTAGGTCACGTTATCATGGAGGCTTGTTTGAGTGAATATGATCCTGTACCACACGGTAAGCCCATCTTGCTGCTGGATTTTGATGGTTGCATTCATTCATATTCTAGTGGGTGGAAAGGTGTTGATAAAATCCCAGACCCACCAGTTCCATTTATATGGCTCTGGTTAGAAGCTGCTCTGGCATATTTCGAGATTCATGTATATTCTAGTCGATCTACAGAGTTAGCCGGTATTTTTGCCATGCGTGAATATATTCGTAAACACGCTGGTCCTAATAGCACAATCGCAACACGAGTATACTTTACAGATAAAAAATCTCGTGCCTTTATTACTATTGATGACCGGTGTGTCTGCTTCAATGGTAACTGGAATGATCCGCAACTAGATCCTGAAACCCTGCTAAAATTCGTTCCATGGTACAAAAATGCGTGATAGATTATCAGAAAAACTTGAACAAGGTCGCGTAAAAGATGGCTATTACGCTAGCTCCTTTGGTCATCTATTTGGATCATTTGAAATTTTTGGGCCATGTGGGACTGTATTAATTCTACTCTCATCTGGCGATACAGACAGAACTTGGGAACATGTCAGCGTTTCTTGTAAAAATAGATGCCCTAATTGGCAAGAAATGTCATTTGTAAAAGACTTGTTTTGGCGTGATGATGAATTAGTATTTCAGTTTCATCCACCTAAAACAGACCATATCAATATTCATCCATATGTGCTACATCTATGGAGACCCACGTTAGAGCAGATACCGATGCCACCTAAATATATGGTGTGATATGTTAGAAGATATCGAAGATCCGGTTGAACGGTTTGTAGCTTTCATAGAAGAGCGAGAGGGTATCCGGGCACGAAGGGCCAACAAGCTCCCTTGGCCTTGGACAAAGGAACCAATCCTACAACAATACCGATTCACAAATATACACAGGGAGGATGACACTGTTTCTAAACACTATCAGAAAACAATACGTGAACGCTATGCTGTACACTATCTAGTGTATCCCGGTACAGTTCTATATCGATGGTTTAATCGATCTTCAACTTGTGACGTATTATTCAATGAACCACTTCTACTAGGTAACCAATCAACTTTTGAAGAATACATCTATAATGGTGATATGAGAATTCTGTTAGAGTGTTTGAATAAAATTCCAACTCCCCACGTTACTGGTTCTTACATCATTACAGGAGCGAAAGGATTTACTAAAGGCGAAGGGGTAATCCAGTATTTCCATCGATGGAATATAAATAAACAATGGCGGGAAAAATGGATGGAATGGGTAGCAGAGCCACCTACGTTAAAAGAATTGTTTGATTGGACTAAGAAAGATGTAATGGGGTTAGGAAACTTTATGACTGCGCAGATTGTTGCTGATTTAAAATATCTGCCATTCATGCAGCAAGTGCCGGATTGGTGGACATGGGCATCACCTGGTCCTGGTAGTATGCGTGGAATGAATTTTGTATTGGGGATAGATATGAATGAGCCTTGGCGCGTAGATGATTGGTTACGTGAACTCACATTATTAAACGAAAAGATATCACCTACACTTGAGGAAGTAGGATTAGGAAGATTCCACAACCAGGATCTGCAGAATTGTTTATGTGAGTACTCTAAGTTTATGAAGACAGTAACAGGTAAAGGACGACCTCGTCAGACGTTTAAGCACAGGGAGGGATAGGTGCAGATTGTTATACCTTCTCGATCTAGATTTAAGACACAAAAGACAATCCACAACCTTTCAGAAAATCTGTGGCCGAATACACTATTGATGGTACCATTTGAACAGTACAATGAATACCGTGCATGTGTTCCTATGGATATAGACATATTGTCATTCGAAGGGCAAGGAATTGGTGCAAAGAGAGAAGCTATTCTGCACCTGAAACCCAACGGCAAAATAATTATGATGGATGATGACTTAATGTTCTATAAAAGAACACAGGATGGATCTAAGTTCTTACAAGCGCATCGAAAAGAAACCGAATTTATGGTGGAGGATATGTCTAAGTTTTTGGACACGTATCCTATGGTCGGGTTAACTGATAAATTTATGAGCCAACACAAACCCAGAATTTCTGTGGAGAGCCAACGATTCAATCAATGTTGGGGAATAAACAGGGATCTATTGCCAAATCCATGGCCACGGTTCCGTATACCACACGATGAAGAACATGATTTCCACCTACAGCTTCTTACGCAAGGGTATAGGACAGTGGTGCTTACTGAATGGACAAAGACATCTAAAGATCGTGCTCCTGGTGGCTGTAGTGATTGGCGCACGGCTGATGTAATGAAGATAACACATGACTTACTTTTGTCATATTGGCCCGGTATTGTAACCATTACACCAGATCCTAACAATCCAGCTATGAACAGAGCGAGGTACAAATGGCGAGAGGCAAAAAGAATAGGGGGTATTTAGATTGCTTACCTTGCCTTCTATCAAATCTTTGGTTAATATAGGCTTAAGGATGAACCCATGCCATTCCGGATCGTAATACCAACTCGAGGACGCACGAGCAGTCAGCTTACTCTTGGTTCATTTAATGGTGCCCTAAGAAAACAAACAACGATTATTTGTCCTCAAAAAGAGGTCTTTAAATTATCAGGTCTTAGTGAAGACATTGAGGTTGTAGCACAGCCAGATCCTAATTGGACCATAGCAAAGAAACGTGCGTGGATTATGCAGGAGTGGGCACCAAGTGTGGGGTATGATAAGATCTTAATGCTTGATGACGACCTGCGATTTTCCACCCGTATAAGTGAAGAAGACTGGCATCTACGTGAAATTATGAGGGAAGAGCTTTCGCTCGAAATCCAACGGCTTGAAAACAAATTGGGGGAAGATTTTCCTCACGTTGGCTTCGGTCCAAGACAAGGAAATAACCGGTTGGAAGAAGTGGGTTGGAAGACTCCGAGTAGGATGGTTTATTCACTGGGCTATTATCTACCTATCGTATTGAAAGAATGCGAACTTGGTCGGATAGAAACCAGGGAAGACATGGACATCACATTACAGCTTCTGCGCAAAGGGTATCCAGACGCGGTCTGGCAGACAACGGTTAATGACCAACGTAAGTTTGATGCACCAGGAGGAGCAACAAATGAGCGCACCATAGCGCGTTCAAATGACGATGCAAGAAAACTTGCAGAGCTGCATCCTGGCTATGTTTCAATAACAGAAAAGGCGTACAAGGCATCTGTACCTAGAGTCGAAGTTATTTGTCAATGGCAAAAAGCGTTAGAGGATGGTAAACGAGCTAGGCAATGACCCTGTTCGATCTTATTATACACCTCCGGAAGCTATCCGAATTGGCATTGAAATATGAATCCGACTACCTTCCCTCTGCCATGAACGGATTGCCGTGTGAGCTAAAGGGGTTCTCCCATTCTACGCTTACACTCGCAGTCCATAAAGAAACCCAACAAGTTGAGTTTGCTCAGGAACAAGCGGCATTCATGTTATATCTTGGTAGTGATATTTGTCCTCGCATATTGTCTATAGATGATACAAGCTATGTGATGGAATATCTACAACCAGTTCCGTATTTTACGAATACTATAGAGGTGCAGGAAATGCTTCTTAATAAGTATGTTTGGAACAAGCCATTGTCTGAGGCACCGTTCACGAAACAAATAGGTGACGAGTCGTGGCGGCAAGAACTCCAACAAACTATTGGAGTTACTGTGCCTAACTGGGCACTAGACAAGGTTTGTCTTATACATGGTGATCCTACTATCGACAACACATTAGTTGATAGAAAGAACCACATGAAAATTGCGGACCCCATTCCACCACACCGGCTATTGCGTCCGAGCATTCGTGCCGTAGACCATGGCAAGATGCTGCAATCATTACTTGGTTGGGAGGTGGTGCTGCGAGGTATGAATTATACATTCTATTCATGGCCAAAGTTTATGCAGGATTTTGATGTGGCCAAGCGAGCGGTGTTCTGGGCTATGGTTGCTCTTAAACGAATTGCGCTTCGTGATAATAAAAGTAATGCGGGGCTATGGGCAGAGCATATAGGAAAGGAGCTAGAACAATGCGTGTCATTATTCTAGCATCAGGCCAGAGTCAAAGGTTTCTGGGAGCAGGGTTTCATGTACCCAAACAGTTCCTTCGTATAGAATGGCGTGGTTCTAATCTTACAATGTTAGAACACGTTATCAATAGCATCCCTATATATTTCAGATCTGTTAGTGTAGGGGTTCCTGCGTGGTGGAACGTTCCTATAATCCAAGAAACGTATGGTCGTGAGATTAATTTTGTAAAAGTTAAGGATACGAAAGGACCTGCCCACACGGCTCTACAGGTATTAGAAGATGGGATCATAGATCACAGTTTAATACTGGATGTTGATGTAATTAATTTTACGAATGATCTATCAAGACTAACATTAATGGGTAGGATCGGTGTTCTGGTAAGCCAAAGTGCAAATCCAGCATTCTCATATGTTGATAGCTTGGGATTCTTTAATCAGATACTAGAAAAGCAACGCATATCGGAATTCGCTGTACGAGGAGCATACTTTATTCATAAATACGCGATGCCTGATTTCATGGAAAAGTTGGAAGAAACAATTTCAACAGAAAGCGAACCATATTTAAGTCAGGTATTTAATCGTTACCAAGGCCAGAAATTTTCGATCTTAACAGCCTACACACCGGTAGATTGGGGTACTCCAGAAGACGTGAAACTAAGTGGTGCAAGAATAACATCTCGGGAGGAATAGAATGCACGTCATAACAGCACTGAATGTCAGAGATGCTCTACCGAAAGCTGTACGGTACCTGCAACGATTTGGCCACCCAGAAAAAACTCGTGGTGGTGAAGTATTGGCTGCAACTAAACCAGTCACTATCCACTACAACTTCCCCAAACAACATGTCTTATTGAATGAAATAAGAGATGCAAATCCCTTCTTCCATATAATGGAAGCTATGTGGATGTTAGCCGGTAGGAATGACGGTATATTTCTAGATCACTATGTCAAAGATTTCAGTAAATTGTATGGGGTGAAAGGAATTATACCAGATGCTTATGGATATCGTTGGCGATATGGTTTACGTTACGATCAATTGCTATTAATAATTGAACAACTAAAGAAAGATCCAGGATCACGACAATGTGTTCTACAGATGTGGGGAGCTGGCAGGCATGACTTAGATGCAGATGTGCAGAAGCCATGCAATCTTGTTATCACCTTCCGTATTTTAGCAGATCGGTTAGATATGACAGTATTCAATAGATCTAATGATGTCATTTGGGGATGCTGTGGGGCGAATGCGGTTCACTTCCCTATACTACAAGAATATATGGCTACCATGATCGGCGTAAAGATGGGAAGCTATTGGCAGGTTTCCAATAATCTGCACCTATATAAGGAACATAAGTTTATGTTAGAAGGAAGAATTAAAGGGGAACGTGACCATCATCTCTTAGATTATTATCTAAAAGATAGTGGTACTGCATATGAAAAGACACAACCGCTCATCACGTATCCAAATACATTTGAAGAGGAGCTGCTAGAAACTATGCAATGTATTGATGACCTGCACCAAGATTTAGAAATATACGGCGGGGACATATCCAATGGATTCCTGAGGGAGGTTGTATTGCCGATGGCCATGGCTCATCAGCGCTATAAGAATAAAGATAGACAAGGTGCATTCAGGGCTATGTCTGCTGTTATAGCGGAAGACTGGCAGAAGGCAGGAACCCAATGGTTGGAGAGGCGTAATGGCACAAGATGATTCAGTAGTGCGACTTGACACCAGACTCAGTGGCCAGTTAAAGCGGTATCACACATGGCCGATTATAGGCCAGCAGACTGTTGCAGAACACTGCTGGCAGATATTGCGGATCTATCTCAGTGTAGTGGATAAGATTGATTCGCACATGGTTCAACACATCATGTTCCACGATATTGGTGAAACATTCATTGGAGACCTACCGTACCCGGTAAAGAGTGAAAACCCCAAGTTAAAAGAGCAGCTTGATCCTATGGAACTTAACTCACAATTAATGCAATTGGATTATTGGGGTACTTTCAGATCAGTCATGTTAACTGAACAGGATAGAGTCCTATTCAAACAAATAGAACTTACCGAGATGGCTGAATTTGGTCTAGATCAACTATGCTTAGGCAATAGTCATGCATTTATTATTGCAGATAGGTGTCTGCGAGTAGTTTACCACAGTGAACCTCCCGCTCGATTAGTGCAATATGTTATCAAGAGAATTAATTTATTCTTTAAGCAATATAAGAACACGTTAAGAGGACCATTAGGTGATTGGTGGTCCGTCATGGAATGGAATGAAAGGTTGACACACGGCTTCAAGCTGGAGGAAACACATGAAGGCGAATGAATCACAGGTTGGCGGGTCACATTACAAAACGAAGTATGAACACTGGGATCTATGCGTTAAGATCCCTCTAGGTTATCTCGAGGGATGCTCGACCAAGCATGTCGCCAGATGGCGCAAGAAGATGGGTATCCAAGATCTGCAGAAAGCGCTGCATTACCTTGATAAGTTAATCGAGGTTGCAACCTATGACACTAAGCGCAACAATGTCCAGATAGATAAGGAGGTAGAGCGTTTCGTAGAAGCCAATAGCCTGACACACATGGAGTATCAATTCTTCTTTATCATATGTACTTATAGAAATGAAATTGCTCTAAAGGGCGCTCGACACATTCTTAC